CGACAGACCTAGACAGCCACGCCCGACATATAAAGAGGTAAGAGCGCCCGCAACAGACCAAACCCCGCGACAGGCCAAAACAGGGCAAAAATAGGCAATTATAACGATTTGATAACGACACGAAAAAAAGGGAAAAAAAGCAAAAAAAACCGAAAATTTGTGATAACTTGAAGACATAGCCAAACAGGCTACAAAGGGAAAGGGACACAATGACCACCATCACTAAGACCACCGCGCAGGCGGTAAGCCGCAAACTATCAACGCTTAACTTTGACAGGTACGAAAAACTTACCCGTATGGGTTGGTCTGTTGGATACGGCGGCGACGGCATATTTGTTTCTAACTACACACACCCAGAACACGAAGGAACAGCGGCGGCAGAATTAGCGGCGGCGGGCTACATTATCGAAAACAGATATGTAAACAAGTGGCGACACGAAGACCGCGTAATCGAGGTCTTTATTGTAAAAGGAAAGGCGGGCAACTAATGAACAAGCTACAAGAAAAAGCAAACGAACTAATCGCAATCGCGCAATCTTACGGGATAGAGTGCGAGACAACAGGCGCAAACCCAGACTACGCACTAAAGGTTAAATACAAGGTCGGGCCACTTTTTTATAGTGTGATAAGCCGCGACCACTTAGGAGAAATAACAATTACTAACTGGGACAAGTCAGACGGCAGACTGAACCGCGTGTTCTCACCATTCCTAAAACAATACTTTGAACACTACGCAAAACTAGAAAAGGAAAACGCATAATGACAGAACAAACCGCAACAATACTAAACCGCTTACTTGGCAGGCTAGTAATTGTTTTACTAATCGCTAGTGCCGTAATACTTACCCCGCCAATTCTGGCAGGGCTTGAACTACTAGGAAAGGGCTAGACAATGTTTGAATGTGGAATGGCAGGGTGTTTCAACACCGCCAAATACGAAGCAAGGTTTGAAAGAGAAAAAGATGTTTTTGATATCTGTCAAGGTTGCGCGACTTACTGGCGCAAATACTGGCGAGGCCACACAGAAACACAGCCAACAATTACCAAACACGCAAACAAGGAAAGGGAAAACGCAAAATGACAACAGCAACGAAAGAGCAAAAACTAGCAGACGATAAAGCAGCAACCTACACACTAGAAAGCGCGCATTACTTTTTAGAGCGTGGCGGGTTGCTTAGTGTATCAATAACACACACTAGCCAATCAAACCTAAGCTACCGATACAGCGTAAAAGTGTACTACCCAACAGACCGCGGGATTGATTCGTTATATATGAACTGGGCAATCTCGCAGCTAACAACGATTAGACAACACAAAAACGGCGCGCTAAAGGGTAGCGGTTGCGGCTTTGATAGGGCTTACGATGTGGCCGAAACACTAAACCATATCTTTACAGGGCTAGGCCTTGAGCGAATCAAAAACATACGCTACGAATACAGCAGCCTAGGAGAATAACAAAATGAAAGACTACAAACTAAACATTTATGCGAACGGCTTTGGAATCTGGCACGCTGAAATTATCTTCACGCCGCCTATTGGCAACACAGGCGAGGCCGACAGGGTGGCAGATAACGCAATGAGAAACGCAAAGCGACACATACGGCAAGCAATACAAGAAAGACAGGGCAGCAAAGTTAGGCGCTTGTCTTACAAAGTAAGCGCAAACACCTCAGAGCCAGGAATTGGAAGACTCGCAACGCTTACAATTTGCGAAAAATAAAACAACAAACAGAAAAGGGAAAAAACAAAATGAGCAATAAAGACAAATACGACAACCAAGGAATATATAAAACCGAAGACCTAATTGAACTATTTTGGGGACTACTGAAAGACGGATATACAGGCTTAGGCTTTGGACTAATCCTTGACCTAATTGAGCGAGATGTGAAAGACCAAAGAGAAGAAAAGGGAGAAGAAAACTAATGGCAAAATACAGAATACAAAGACCCGCAACAGTGTGGATTGAAACAACAGTCAACGCAGAAACACTAGACGAAGCGTTAGAGATAGCAGACGAAGATTTCAACGCGGGAAATTATGAAGAAGACCTGAATCAATGGACAATAAATTTTGACAGGTACTGGATTGAAGACGAAGACGGCGAACAATACACAGACGAAGAAAGGAAAGAAAACTAGTGGGCGCAATGAAAAGGGAACTAGAAAGATTAGGAAATATTGTTATTTACGGAAACGCGGAAACAATAGAGCGAGAGTTCGCAAAGGTTGAGCAACTAGGCGGAAGCCTGGCGATACTGGCGCAGGCCGTAGAAATGGCGCGCTTGATGTCGCCGCTTTGTGAATGTGGCGCAGATTATCACGCGGGACTAACTGAGCGCTTTCCGCAATGGATAGCAGACACAAACGAACAGAGCGAGGGCGCGACAGTATGACAAAATACCTTTATGTTTTTGAGTGTGATAGGTGCTGGTATTTTTACGGCGAACAAACACTAAACAAAAACGGGGAATTACTTTGCCCTGATTGTGAAGCGCCCCAAGAAATAGAGAGTGTATTTGTTGAAAAGGTGGCCCGTTATGCCTAACCCAAACAGAACTCGCGCAATACTGGCGGCGCAAAAGGTAAGAGTAAAGACAGACCCATTACCAACACCCGAAGCGCCGAAGCTAACAGCAGAGCAACGCCGCGAAATGTACGCCCCTAAGTCTGCGCTAGAGATAATACCCAAGCGCGCACCAATGCCAATTAGAGCGGCAAAGACAACCGCAAAGACTGGCGGCGTATTGCTAGCAATGCTGACAGCCATAACGGCGGGCGTAATGATAGGAGAAACGAAGAAGGGCATTAGGTCCTAGACACACACGCAACGAAGACAACCCGCCAGGCTAACGCTTGAGCGGGTTTCTTCATACCCTAAAGGGCAGGCCACGCCCTAGACAAACGCAAGACAAACGCGCAACCGATAGAGCCAAGCCAAGCGCCACGCCTGCCCCCGATACAGCCCGCAACATATCAAAGCGGAAGAAAAGAAAAGGGAAGACCCTAGACAGGTGATACAGGGCAGACACCTAACCCAAGCCGCTAGACCGCTACACCTAAGCACTACACCTGCCACGCTTAGCCACTAGCAACCAATGACGCTAAGGCCATAGCCTAAACGCCATACAAGCCCGCTACAAGCCACGAAAAAACACACCCTAGAAATCACTAAGCCGCTATTCTGGCGCACGCTGTACAGGCCACACAGAGTCTAAAACGCTACCTATACCGCTACCCCCTAGGCGTACCCGTAGGGGTGGGGCAAATCCTAGCTATTGGCAGGCCACCGACACCCCGCACGCACACTTGCGTGTTTCTTCTAGGTTCAAAACTTTTCTGATAGCCTTGAAAACAAAGGAAGGGAAGACCTATGCCAAACCCAGCCAAGCCGATTGAGCAAAAACGCCTACTCGGAAACCCTGGCCACCAAACATTGCCGAAAGCAGGCGAATTGGCCGAAATAGCCCCAGGACAGCGCCAGCCAGTGCGAGAACTCGGTCAAGACGGCTCACAGCTTTGGGATGATGTTTACAAATACGGCTTGCCTTGGATTGGCGCGATTGATGTTCACCTTTTACAGATGACTTGCGAACAGTACGACAGACGGCGCGAGATTATGGAACGGCTACAAGCTGACTATGACTGGCATCTTTACAAACAACTCAATGACTTAGAGAGCATCATCTCGGCAAACATAAACAAACTCGGTTTCTCACCAGAGGCTCGGTCAAGACTCGGTTTGGCAGAAGTCAAGAGAGAGTCAAAGCTAGAAGAACTATTTGCAAGAAGGACAAAGCGTGAGCTTGAAAAAGGCAATAAATGATAACTATTGTCACTGGCCCACCTTGCGGCGGTAAAACAACCTACATCAGAGAAAACGCTAAAAAAGGCGATGTTGTAATAGACATGGACAAATTAGCCCTAGCTCTAACCACCGAAGATGTTGAGGAATACGCTTACCCAGATTCAGTCAGGTATGTCGCAATGGCTGCCAGAAAAGCAGCCGTAAGACAGGCGATTATCATTAGTCAAGGACAAAGGGAACAAATCTGGATTATTCACACAGACCCAAATACCAGAGATAGACATAACTACAAGTTAGCTGGTGCAACATTTGTAGAGTGTTCGCCAGGATTGAGGGTTTGCCTAGAAAGAGCTAAGCAAAGACCTTTGGTAAACCAAAAGAAGATTGACCGCGCTATTAGGGATTACTATGCAATCCGTTAGCAACTGGCCACCGCTCTGGCTTACCCCTATCAGTCAAGCCGAAATAGACAACGGCGAAGGCGAAGATGTTATTGACTTTGCTGAAGCCTTTGGAATTATTACAAAAGACTCGGTTGCGGGCAAAGCAGGTACGCCTATGGTCTTGCGACCTTGGCAGACAGAGCTTTTACGCCATTTGTTCGCTCACGATGACAAAGGGCTAAAAAACCGCGTTTCTTATGTAGGCGTTCCAAGGAAAAATGGCAAAAGCTCGCTAATGTCCGTTGTTGCCGCTTATGGGCTTGTTGGCTCAGGAATTAGAGGCGCTGAAGTCTATTCTTGTGCTGCTGACAAGGACCAAGCTCGTTTGGTGTTCGGTGACACTAAAAAACTGATAGAAGCAAGCGAATTGTCAGAAATCTGCAAACTTTACAGAGATGCGATTGAAGTGCCAAGCACAGGCTCGGTTTACAGAGTGTTGTCAGCCGAAGCTTTTAGCAAGGAAGGGCTATCGCCAACTATGACCATCTTTGATGAGGCACATGCACAGCCCAATCGAGAACTGTGGGATGTTATGCAACTTGCTCAAGGTGCGAGAGGCAACCTTGCCACAATGATTGCGATTACAACTGCTGGCGTAAAGTCGGACAGCACAGGCGGGGACTCAATCGCTTATGCGATGTATCAGTATGGTCAAAAAGTTGCTAGAGGCGAAATAAACGACCCTACATTTTTTATGGCTTGGTGGGAAGCACCCCAAGACATGCCTTATGACGACCCAGCTACTTGGCAGCTCTCAAATCCTGGTTTTGACGACATTTGCGCTCGGTCAGACTTTGAATCTGCTGTTTTGAGGACTCCAGAGTCAGAATTTAGGCGTAAAAGGGTAAATCAATGGGTTTCATCGAAAGATAGCTGGCTACCATCTGGAGCATGGGAAAAACTGGCCACACAAGCTGATTACAACGAAGATGATGAGTTTATTATCGGTTTTGACGGCTCCTGGAGCAATGACTCGACTGCTGTGGTCGGTGTTCGGTTGCCAAGACACGAAAAAGACAAGCCACACATTTTTACAGTCGCTGTTTGGGAGAAAACTTCAGAAGATGACGCTAGCTGGCGTGTTCCTACCCTAGAAGTCGAAGATGTCATTATTCAGTTCTGCACCAAGTACAGAAATGTCCGAGAACTCGTCTTTGACCCACCGCGCTGGCAAAAAACGATGGTAATGCTTGAAGACATGGGTTTTCCAGTAGTTGCTTTTCCAACTTACTCGGCAGCTCGTATTGTTCCTGCTTGTCAAATCTTTTATGACGCTGTAACCGAGCAAACCATCACACATGACGGCAATCCTGTACTTACTAGGCATTTAGACAACACTGTGGTCAAATCTGACAGGCAGGGAAGAAGAATTACAAAAGAGTCTGCTTCTAGCCCAAGAAAGATTGACGCGGCGATTGCTGCCGTAATTGCTTTAGACAGGTGTATAAATAGCAGTAAACTAGAAGACGAACTAACCCCGCAATTTTTCAATTAGGCTGGTAATGATAGCGACAATACTTCAGGCGACAGGCATCTTGACAGTTTCGGTTGGTGCAGCCTTTATTTACCCACCATTAGGTTTAGTTCTACTCGGTATCGGCATGTTGGTATTCGGTATCGCTATTGAAAGAAGTAAGTAATGCTCGGTAATCTTTTCGAACAGCGCGCAGTCAGTTTTCAGACTGTTTGGGGTGCAGGTGAGCCTTGGGGCTTGCAAAGCGAGTCTGGCGTAAATGTAACTACTAAAAAGTCTTTTGAGATTGTTGCGTTCTTCTCAGCAGTCAGTCTTATCTCTGACACCATCTCAACTTTGCCATGTGGGGCTTATTTAAGAGTCGGTCCAATTCGCCGACCTCTAAACCCTAGACCAATGTGGTTAGACCAGCCAGATGTTGACCTAAGCACGAGAGCAGCGTTCTTTCAGCAGGTCTTCTCAAGCTTGTTGGTTCATGGCAATTCTTACACTCGCGTATTTAGAGATGCACAGGGTCAAGTAGTAAACCTAGTAAACCTAAACCCAGAAAAGGTCGAGGTAGAGCGTTCTAAAGTTGGTCGCAAGGTTTACATTTATCAAGGTGAAAGCAAGCCACTTACAAGTGACGAGATTATTCACATTGTTGACTTGATTCTTCCTGGAGACCTAAAGGGCCTAAGCAGAGTAGAAACACTAAAGCAATCACTCGGTCTAAACATCGCACTTAGCGACTACGCATCAAGATTCTTCGGTACTGGAGCTTCTGCGGCTGGCGTTATCGAGTTTCCTGGCAACCTGACT